TCTTTTTCATAGATTTTCTCTTTTTCATAGATTTTCTCTTTTTCATAGATTTTCTTCTAAATGTTCTTCTTTTTCTTCTACCACCCTTTAATGCACACGAAGGTACAGTAGAAGAACCAAAATGTGCTGAATATTGCGAATTTTCAGTATTTGCTAACGTTGTCATATATATATTATAAATATTTTTACGAAACCATAATTTATGATTTTTGAATTAAAGCTTGTCGTATATCTTTTTTAGTAGCAATACGTCTATCATTTGTTGAACGTAATGGAACCCATTTTTTAAATCTATAGTTATATTCACATAAAATATTAACAGATTTATCAACATTAACAAATTTATCATCATTAATATTTTGAAATTCTTCATCATCATCACTTTCCTCTAAAGAATCTAAATTTCGATTTTCTTTTATATTTCTAAAAATATTATTCATATATACACTTGTTTTATAATCAGGAATAAATGCTAAATCATGAAATATTTGTGTTGGATGTGTATAACAATATAACTCATAAATATCACTTTTAATTTTAGCTCTCACATTAAACGTTAGCTTTGGTACTTTACTCTTATTTTGATTATATACGGTATTTAATACATTATTGTGTTTATTAACACGATATTGAATATGATATATTTGATAAGGTAAATATTTAATTTCTTCGATAATATCTTCTCTTTTATTTGAAATAATTGGTAATGAAACTACAATTTCATTTTTTGTGTATACAGTCTGATTGATCTCTTGATCAAAAATAATTTGAAATATAGATAACTTTCTTTTAAAATTATATTTGAAAATATCATAACCTTTATAGTATATAATATCTTCACAGCTAAAAAATTTATTACCGTTATAATGTATAATTGTACCATAAAATATAGTACCTAATGATAATTCATTTAGATATTGACATGTCTCTACACTTATTTTATCTATTTCAAAATTTCTATTTTGTTCTACAATTAAACAAACATTTTTATCATTTAAATATGTAAACCACATAAAACACTTTTTACCCTGCGGTATTGCTAAACAATAATCGTATTTGAAAACTTTATTATGATTTAATTGTTCATAACAAAGTTCTATATCTGGGAAACGGTTTGATAATATATTTTTATTATCGTTGTCTAGAAACATATATTATAATATAAAATATCTTTAAACTATTTATAATTCGTTGTTAGATAAGCCTCCACTACCTTCATAACCGCTTACGTCATTTTTTTGAACTCCCTTTAAAAACATTTTTAATTGGTCCTTCATCATTTGTTTTTCATCGTTATTATGTAAATCATCATTATTATGTAAATCATCATTATTATGTAAATCATCAATATTTGTAGTACCATCATTTATTGTATTATTTAATTCCATTTTTTTTATTTCTTTGAGGTCTGGTTCGTCAGGGGCGGTTTCTTTGGAATTTATTTTATCATATATATTTTGATACTTCTCATTTGGGTTATTTACATAATCATACGTTTTTTTTTCTGTAAAATTGTCTTTAAAATAATTAAAAATTGTATGAATTAACAGAATAAGTATTAAAGAAAGCAGGATTGTTTTTATTAATTCAACAAATTCCATATTATTAATAATATTATTAATATATTTATTTTTAAACTTTTTTCCTTAATCTAACTCTTTCTTCTAATACTTTAATATTTGGTAAAGGTATATTTTTTTTAAAATATGCCAACATAAAATGTGTTCCTATAGTAACCATAATAAATAATATTATTATTTGTAATATTTGTGAAAAAGTAGTATTAGTCATATATTTTTTAAAACCCTTCATATATATAATCCAAACATTAATTATAAATAATACTTAAAAAATCTATAAAATCTTCCTTAATTGATGGATTATTTAAATCTGCATTAGAATATTTTGCATGATAACCTTCTAATATAAAATAAAAATCAGATACATTTTCATCTATAAATTCTACAACAAATGTTAGTGGTGATTTGTCTCTTAGCTTATAGTAATTATTTTTTTTATTTATTTTAATATGATTACACGGAATACATGAAACTATTTCTCTAGATTTTTTCAAAATTGTAGTATCAATAGTAATATTATGATTATCTATATAATCATCAATTGTATTTACTTCACCATCATATATTTCCATTTTCATAAGTTTATTATTTTGAATAATATATATCCCATCGACAGAATATAAATAAATTAATTCTTCACATGACGATAATATGTTTTCAATTTTATTAAAATTAATATTTAACCATAACTTATCTAGATAAATTCTCATTATTAATTATATCTTAAACTATTTAAACCATTATTTTAATTTATATTATGGATTTGAACATAATTATTGTTGAAACAGGTGGGTCTTTAAAAAAAACATTATTTAAAAAATTTAATGAGGAAACACTATATAAAAAATGTAATTTGAAAAAACCAGATGACTTTGAGAAAAAAACAAAATGGTCAGTTAAAATTGATGGTGTAAAATACACGGTATTTTTATTTGCAAAAGAAAAGGGTAGAGCAAATAATGAAAATAAATATGACTTCCCGCCTCCTGTAGATAATAAATTATTTTTTGGCAATTGTGTATTATTTGCTAAAAATGATGATGATGAATATGTTGATTTATCATTAGAACTATGGAATAAAATATATGAAAAATTATTTGGTGGATTTGAAAATTTAGATTCAACCGCAAATGAAGATGAAGAAGAAGAAGATGAATTAGCTAATATACCTGCGGAAATGAAAAGTAAAGATGGTTATTTAAAAGATGATTTTATTGTTGATGAAGAAGATGAACCAGATGAAGAAGCCGAAGAAGATGATGAAGATGAAGAGGAAGAGGAAAGTTGGGATGACGAAGATGATGATGGTATCGAAAACGATGATGATGACGATGAAGACGAAATGTTTGACGAACTAGGTTCAGAACTAAGCGTTGAATTGTATGATTATAGTGATGAAGATGATTAATAAAAAAATTGATTTAAATATTTATTATAAAAGCTAATTATAATAAATATGCAAAAGGTTAGTGAACCAGAAAATTTCAGACAAAATATTAGAACATCTATTAATAAAATTTGTTCTAATGAAAAGAAATCTAAGCATTTAGAAATTGGAATTTATAATTATGCAATTAATGAAGCAAAAAATAGAAAAATTGTTAAGAAATGGGATAATCCATATTTTACGCAAATATATACTGATAGAGTAAAAACAATTCTTAGAAATATTAAAATGTCCGAAAAGTTACTGAATATATTATTGAATAGTAAAAAACCACATGAAATAGCATTTATGACACATCAAGAAATGAACACTACTAAGTGGCAATCAATTATTGAAGATAAAATTAAACGTGACAAAAATAAATATGAAACTAAAATGGAAGCTTCTACAGATACTTTTACATGTAGAAGATGTAAATCTAAAGAATGTACATATTATCAAATGCAAACACGTTCAGCTGATGAACCGATGACAACATTTGTAACATGTATTAATTGTAATAATAGATGGAAATGTTAAAAATAAATAAATATATTATAATATTTTTTTTAAAAGCTTAGTATTTCTAAATCTTTTACTTTCCAATATTCACAAGCACCTCCTGGTAAGGGTCTCTTAATAATGAATGGAATTTTCTTTGCTTTAAGTTCCATTTCAGCAATTATGTAACTATCCATTATATTATCTTCAGTTTTTACAAATACAACCGCATTATTATCAATTTGCTTAGCACGTTGCCCTAATATTCGTGCCCTTTCATATTTTGTCATAATTGGAAGTGTTTTATGAAACGGATCAATTATTTTATTATTATTATCTCTAACTATTCGCGTAAGGGTTTCTATCTCATCATAATTGTGAAAACAACTTTCAGGATGATATTTTTCTAATGTTATTTCAGAAAAACCATTTAATTTTTCATAATACTCTTCATTATCAGCATCATCATCATCATCATCATCATCATCATCAGATAAATTAATAGAACCTGTTTCAGACATAATTTCTTGATTCGCATTCTCTTCTATATCATTTATTGTTTCGTCATCATCTGTATCATTTATTGTTTCGTTATCACTATCATTAAGAGTTTCATTATCATCACTTTCATATTCTGAACCTTCACTTTTTGTAATTGATTTTTCATCATCACTATCCATATTAATATATATATAAAAAATATATATTAATTTTAAATCAATTTTTTTATTATTCATTTTTCCATAAATAATCACAACAAGGACATAAATATAAATATTTCATGTTTTTATCATCATATCTAATATAAATAATCTCATCGTCATCAATTTCTGACTGTTCTCTTTCTGAATTATACCTAGAACACTCTTTATTAGGGCATTTAATATTTTTTATTCTAGGTAAAGTAGGGTCAAGTTTAATATATGGATTAGACCCATAATCTGTACTTGTTATTTCCTTAAAATTACTCTTTGATACGCATAAATCCATATTTGATAAATTTGTTTCTTCATTTCCACAGTTACGACAATAATAAATCAAATTATCATTATCTTCACTATTTATTTTCATGTAATATAAGTTATCACATTGCTTACAGAACTCCATAGTATATATAAATAATATTATTTATATTTATTTTATTCAATTTTATTTAAAATGATCTTTAATATCTTTTTTTAATTTTAGATAATTAATCTCAACCCTCATATTATATTGTGATGTGATTAATTTGTCTTCACTCTTTTTATAAGTCTTTTCGTATTTAATTACCTTTTCATATAACTTTGTTTTGTTTTTTTCAAAATTTTCTTTAACATATTCATGAAAAGTATGAAATTCAGTAGGAACCCATTCAAGAAACATGGAATAACATTTAAAAAAGGATAATTCAATACTTTTATAAGTAATAATTTTGTTGTATTTATTTACAGCATCTTCTTGTTTCATAGTAAAACCTGGTTCATTAATTAGTGGATATTCATTTAAAGTAGTACATAATGTTAATAGAATAGTGGATAATGTTTGACACGAAGTCCATCCTTCGCCTCTCCAAGTATTTAATACAGATAAACAAACTTTGCCTGTCCTATATAAATTAGGATTAAATCTAATATTATCACCCCAATTATGAAATGTTACTCTTGGGGGACTATGAGGATAATTATTTGGATAATCTAATTTAAAAAAATAATGTCCATATTCATATGGCGTATTTTCAGGACCAATAATTAATGCATAACCAACTAGTATATTTTCATCATCATGTTCATAATATATACCTTGACTATCCAACGGATTTTTTTTAATTTGTTTAATATCGGAAACAATTCTTTTTAGTGTATCTTTTGAATATAATATTGTATTCTCATTTGTTCTCTCTCGTTTTTGGAACTCGGCCATAAATAATGATAACAATAATTTTTTATATTATTTAAATAATTCAATTGTCTCTCTATTTATTTATAAAAATTGATTTTAAAATATTAATATATATTATTCTAAGAATATGCCATCTTCAGCTTTGTCGACTGAAAGAAAATTAAAAGCATTCCTTAAGGAATATGAAGCAAAAAAAATTGAGGGTAAAATAACACATACACGAATACCAAAATATTATGGGGATCCGAAAGATAAGGATCCACGAAATATTTACGGTGGTTCATGGGTTATTCCTGAGAATAAAATAAATGAATTTCATAAATTATATGTTGAACATGTGTTTAACAACGGTAAAAAGGAATATTTAACTGAAGCACAGAAGGACAACGGACAAATATTAATAGATTTAGATTTTCATTATCCTATGAGTATTCAAAGAAGAGAAGACATTTATGCTAGTTGTGATGATGATGATTGGCAAGATTCTCGAAAAGATTCCATTACAAGTATATTAGAAAAATACCTAGAATCCATTAAAGAAATGTTAGATATAAATGATAAATTTCCCGTATATGTTTTTGAAAAAAGTGAAGTAGTAATAGTACCTGATAAGAAAATTACCAAAGATGGTGTACATATCGTAATTGGTATTAATTTAGATCGGAGATTACAAGAAAAATTAAGAGAAATGGTATTAAATAAAATAAAAATATCTTTAGAACAAAAGGATTTTTGGATTGATCTTCCTGAAATTTTAAATAAGGATAAATGGAATGATGTAATTGATTATTCCATCGCTAGTGGAAATACAAACTGGCAACTTTTAGGAAGTCAAAAGCCAGAATATGATCGATATGAAATTGCTTATGGTTATTGGTTTGAAATTGATACAGATGGTTCATGGGCCTATGCTGAAACAATTGATTTTGATGACCAAAAATCAAAAACAGATTTTGTTATTGAAAATTTCTCAAATTTAAGTGCTAATGGCATAGGACAAAAATTTGATGTTAGAACAAGCTTTGATATTACATCGATTGTGAGTAGTTTAGACAATTCATTAACAGTAAATATTTCACAATCTAATTTGGTCGGTAATACTGCACCATCTTTTACATTTCCTGATTTATCTACTATAACGAACCAATATAGTTTAGATGCCGTTATTAATCAAATGTTATCTATGGATAATCTACGACCAACTGATTATGAAAGACTAAAAAATACACACGAATATTGTATGATTTTACCTACACAATATTCAGAAGATTATACTTTATGGAAAAAAGTCGGTTGGGCATTAAAAAATGCTGATAATAATTATGGTCTTCAAAATAGATTGTTTCTTACATATTTAAAGTTTAGTAGTAGGTCAGATAAATTTGATTATCAAGAAATCCAAGGGTTGTTTAATGATTGGAAATTTAAAGCAAAAACAAGCAAAGAATGTCTATCTGAACGTTCTATATTCTATTGGGCACGAAATGCAAATCCATCAGAATTTGATAAGATCAAGAAAAATTCAATCGAGCATTTTATAGATTTGAGTTTTAGATCAGATGGTTCTGACTGGGATTTGGCATGTGTTTTACATCAGCTTTATAAAGACCGATTTGTTCTTGCTGGATTTACAAAAAATATATGGTATCAGTTTGTAGGTAATTGTTGGGAAGAAAGTGAATCAGGTGTTGAATTATCAAGAGAAATTAGTTTGGAATTATATAATGTATATCATGATAAAACTGTAGAAATGGTACAAATTATGTCTGGACTTGAAAATGACAAGGATGAATGGAAAGATTATCAACATAAAGTTACTATTTCATCTAATATTTGTAATAAGTTAAAAAATAATACTTCTAAGAGGAATATTATGAGCCAGTGTAAGGAACTTTTCTTTGACAAAGATTTCTTTGAACAAGTTGATAAGAATATAGACTTACTTTGCTGTAGTAACGGTGTAATTAATCTAGCTACAGGAGAATTTAGAAGAGGTTATCCAGAAGATTATATTACAAAATGCACAGATATTGATTATTTACTTCCAGCTAATCGCAATAAAACCCTTGAAACTGAAGTAAAGGATTATTGGGATATAATGTTTCCAGATGAAACAGTTGGTAAATATGTTTGGCAACTATTCTCATCCGCATTATCTGGTTCAAATGTAAATCAACAATTTTATATATTCTTAGGTGCTGGTTCAAATGGTAAATCTGCTTTGATGCAGTTAATGAGACAAGTATTTAATGATAAGAAAAAGCGTGGTTATTATGCACAAACACCTATTCAATATTTAACTCAAGAAAGAGTAAAGGCAGGTTCTGCATCGAGTGAACTTGCTGAATTAATCGGAGCACGTTTAACCAGTATTGATGAACCACAAAAGCATGAAAAATTAAATGTTGGTATAATGAAGCAACTTACGGGTGGTGATCCATTAACTGCACGTGCTTTATTTAAAGACCATATAACATTTATTCCTCAGTTTACATTTGTTGCACTTACAAATAATTTATTTGAAATTTCTGCTACAGATAAAGGTACATGGAGAAGAATTAGTGTTCCACCATTTAAAACAACATTTACTAGTCAGCCATACAGTGACCCTGAGTTTCCTGTGAAAGAATTTCCTAGACAATACGCAAAAGACCCTCAGTTGCTAGATGTTAAGTTCCCATTATGGAGGGAAACAGTTCTTTCTATGTTAGTAGAAACAATACTGGAAACAAAAGGTGAAGTAGAAAGATGTGAAATAATTGATGAAGAAGTCAGAAAGTATAAATCCCGAGAAGACCATATTCAACAATTTATGGATGCAAAGATCCATGTTTCACAAGGAAACGTATTAAAACAAAGAGACGTTGGAATTGAATTTAAGGAATGGTATAAAGACAAATTTGGAGGAGCAATTCGAAGAATGCAAGATGTATATGAGGCGATGGATAAAGTTTATATAAAATATGGAAATTCAGGTTGGTCTGATATAGATATCGGTGCTGATCAATAAATTAATATTAAACTAAAAATTTTATTTTTAATATTAATTAAAACTTTTTTACTCTTCCTGTTCTAGCCTTTTCTTTTCTCTTTCTTGTTAAGGTCTTTTTCTTTATTTCCTTATGTATTTTGGGTGTTTTTCTAGTAATTCTTTTGCTTGGACGATATACATCACTTTTATATTTATAACCGATTTCTCCTCTTTGATTAACCCACTTTTCTTTAAACCAGCGTTTTAATCCTTTCATTTTCCCTTTTTTGCCAATATAAGGACTTTTATTTCCATGTTTTTTTGTAAAAGCTTTTTTATAAGCTTTAACTACAATACCACTTCTATACGCGCTGTGTTTAGGAATTTTTTTATATATTTTTTTTTTGGTTTTATTGTATAATTTTTCATCAACAGGTATTGGTGGAGACATTATCTATATATATTATATGAAGGAAAAAATTATTAAATTGAAGAAAGGTCCATCACCAAAAAAATATACTGCATTAGTAAAAAATAAAAAAACACGTAAAGTTAGAACAATTCATTTTGGAGATAAAAATTATCAGCAATATAAAGATAGAACACATCTTAAATTATATAAAAGTAAAAATCACAACACAAGAAAACGAATGCAGAACTATTACTCTAGACATTCAGGTACAAAAACTAGAAGTAAAGGAATCAAAAAGGAAAAAAGAAAAAGTAAAGGATATTATAACGCGAAAATATTAAGTCATATATATCTATGGTAATTAATCAACAGTAACTACTTTCGCCAAATTTCTTGGTTTATCAGGATTAATACCTTTTCTAACAGATGTACAGTAAGATAAAAGTTGTAAAACCACTATATAAATAATTTCTTGATAATTTTTATTTGTTTCTACATGAATATAATTTGGAGTATTATTATTGTTATTAATATTACTTATAATAATACATGGTGAGTTTCTAGATTTTACTTCTTCATATGAATTCATCATTTTATCATAATTATCATCGTCTATTAAAAATATAACAGGTGTATCGGTGGTTAAAAGAGCAAACGGACCGTGTTTTAATGAACTTCCACTATAACCTTCAGCATGTATATATGTAATTTCTTTCAATTTTAAGGCAGCTTCTTTTGCTATGTACTGCATTTTACCTTTCCCTAATATAAACATAGATTGGCATTTTATAAGAATATTAGAAATACCTTCAATAACATTAATACTTTTAAATGTATTCGATATTTGTGTCGACAACTTATTTAGATCATTAATACAACTTGTATGATATGTTTTACTACAAAGATTTTCTTGTTGAAACCAAATTGAAATTAAACTTAAGACAACTAAGCTTGATGTAAATGATTTAGTTGATGCTACACCAACTTCACGCATAGCATTTAAATATACACCACAATCAACTTCTCTTGCAATATAAGAATCAACACAATTTATTACACCTATTGATATGCAATCTTTATTCTTTATTTCTTTTAAACAGTTATATAAATCTTTTGTTTCTCCTGATTGACTTACAAATATTATAATTGAATTTTCGATAAAATCATCACTTGTAAATTCAGCTCCATCATAACAATTAATAGAATCAAAATATTTATATTTTTTAAAATAATATACAGCAATTTGACATGCGTGCAAACTTGTTCCACATCCTAGTAATATTAATTTTTTAGGTGCGTTTCTTATAATTTGTAATCCTCCAAGACAAACTTTATTATCTCTTATTCTACCTCCGTAGCTATACGCACGTTTTATACTATCTTCTTGTTCATTTATTTCTTTAAGTGTCCAGTGACGATATGGAGCAGGTGTCAAATCATAGTCTAAATTTTGAATTGTTCTGGTATTATTATTATTTAGATTATTTATTCCACTATATGAAACACAAATTACATTTTTAGGTTCTAACGATATATAATTATTAACTTCTTTACAGAAACCACTTGTTTCGGATGAAATTATAATTTTATTTTCTGTTTCACCTATTAATAAAGGAGAACCATTTTTTACAGCATATATATTATCTGTCCCATTAAACATAATACATAAACCATATGTTCCTTGTAATAGTTCTATTGCGTTTTCAATTGCTTTGGTTTCATCATTATCAATAGATAAACGATATGCTATTACATTTGCGATTATTTCACTATCGGTTTCCGTATTAAATTTTAAACTAAGCTTATTTACAAGCATCTTTTTTAAATCTTTATAATTTTCAATTATTCCATTATGAACAATCGATACTCTATTATCAAAAGATATATGTGGATGAGAGTTAGAATCAGTTACTGAACCATGTGTTGCCCATCTAGTATGACCCATCGCCATAGAAGATATTTTATTATTGTGACTATTCAAAAAATCGTTAAAATTCTCATTTTCAGTCATCGCCTTTTTATGAATAAATACATCACCTATTACGTCTCTATATGAAAATCCAATAGAATCGTATCCTCTATTTTGTAATTGTTTAATACTTTCAAACAAAAGTGGCATTATATTTTCACTATTTTTAGAAATTATAGCAGAAATACCACACATTATATAAATAATAACATAATATTTATATAATTTAAGTCATTAAGATTTTGTTATACCATAATATGTATTTTTTGGTATTAAATTGGTGAAAACAAAGTCAAATATTTTTATTATATGTGGTATAAAATATACGTATAGTAAGTATGGTAAGAACAACATAAATAATATCCAAACCGAACTCCAAAAACTTTTATACATTTTATCATAAATAAAAAATACAAATGATATTATCCATAAAATATAATATACAATACCAACATAGTAACCAACAATTGCAACTTTGTTACCTTCCTCCTCTTCATATTCTGCCTTTCTATTATTTGTATTTTCTATTTTGGTTTCCTTTTCTATTTCATTTTTCCTTTCTGTTTTATTATTAGATAATGTTGTATAATGATCATCTAACGCTGTCATAATAATTAATTATATAATAAATATATATTTAATTATTTACTTATTTTTAGAAACAGGTCTAACAAATGGTTCAATTTTGGAATATTTTCCTTCTTCATCATCAAATTCCTTATTATATTTTTTTACTCTATTAAATTCACCTGATGTTTCATTAATTGTGGTAAAATTTTCGTTTTCATTAGGATTTTCCGCATTAAATTCAAAATTATATTTATCAAAATCACTAGAATTTCTTGATTGTATATCAACATATAATTTTAAAATATAGAATAAAGATAAAGCAATTAATACGGGGAATAATATAGGCGCAAATCCTTCACCTAAATAACCACGATTATTCAACCATATTAAACCTGTAAATACTAATATAATTAATGATAATCTAAACATTACATTTGATAAAGCTATATATCTATTTTCATAGTATTTATTATTCTTTACTAATCTTCTTTTATTTTGTCTTTCATTTACTAAAGTATCATATTGATCTTGTTTTTCTTCTATAGCATCTGTTCTTAAAGAAACTAATGCATTTGTTTCATTTTCTAATGATGACAATACTGTTGTATAGTCTGTTTTTACAGTTGATAAACCAGATTGAATATTTTGTTGATTTTGAATAATATTTGTTAAATTAGTTGTATCTGTACTAGATAATGAACCGGAATAAGTATTTAATAAATTTTGAGCATCTAATTCGATATTAGATGAATCATCTACCATTTGATCAATATAACCATTTGGTTCAATTGGTGTTTCTAAATATATAGTAGAACCATCAACACCGGTTAATCCTTCTTTTGTTGATATCTGTTTTTCTTCATTAACATAAAAAACTACTATTAATGATACAGCAATACCTAAAGTAATTATTAATGGCTTATAAAATTTCTCATTTTTCATTTTATATATATATTACAAATATATTTATAAAATATTTACATTTTTGTTATAATAATTCCACCAGTCAACGTTAATATAGTTAATATAGTCCAACCATATAATCGTGCCTTTTCGCTTTCAACACTTAATGATGATATTTCAAGTTTTCCTTCATCTGCTTGTGAATGTTTAGTTACGTTATCAATTGCATCTCTTGCTTCGGCTACAGTATCAAATCCTTCGTCATCATTAAATTTTTCAAAAGTAGTAAAACTTTCTAATTGTCTATTTATAATATCTTCATTAATTTTTCTAGATTTTCGAAGTCTATAATTTTTTTTAACATTCCATCTGGCATTTTCCTCAATATCTTTATTTCTAAATTTTGCATAAACTTGTTTTTGTTGACTCATATATTTATAAATAGAAAATCATTTTATAAATATAAATTAGAATTCAAAAATATAAAAGCATAATAAAAATGTAACAAATAATGGAATACCCATTAAATCTACACCAAATAGTCTTGAAAATCCTGCATATATTAATCCTGTCATTGTTAAACTAGTTATTATTTTACTGTATGTTGATTTTGTAAAATATAAAACTAAAAATAAAGATAATGCTACTAAAATTATTAATCCTAATTGTCTTTCTGCCATACCAGTAAGCAAATTTACAATTAACCTAAAAGGATACATTATATCTAATTCTATTGTATATACAAATAATACAACTGTAATAATTGATAAATAAAAGATCATCTTTGATAATCTATCATAATTGATAATTGATCTATTCATTTCACCTTCTATATTATTAATATCTCTTTCTAATTTTATGTTATCTTTCAAAATACTATTTTCTTGGGCTAAATAATTATTTAATTCTTGAATATTTTGTTCTAAAGTACCTGGCATATATAATATAACCTGATTATTTTTTCATCATTTTTAGATATAAAAATCTTGTTAAATATAACGTACCTAAAGAAATTGATATTGTATAAAAAAGAAAATAATTATAAGTATTTTCAGTATCTTCCAAATATCTTTTTGATTTTTCAACGTTATCAACACTATTCTTGTAGTCTTTTTCTAATTGTTGGATTTCACTTTTAATTGTATCTATATCGCTCTGTGTAGTTGATAGTGTCATATATAATATATCAGGATTAATTATTTATGCAATAACGATAATATAAACCCTTAATTGATGTTTTACTTGGTCTTATAATTTTACATATTTGTCCTGGTTTTAGAAATATTGCTCCTGCAACTGGGTCAAATCTTGATATTTGAGGTACCTGTCTTTGTGGGTCATCAATATTATACTTTTTAAGAAAATCGTTCTTTTCTTCATCAGACAATACAATATGAGGAGGAACTAATTCATGTTCTAGTATGTTAAATTGAAGTCTTTTTAACGAATAAATAATTAAATGTATTCCTTCTTGTTCCCAAATCTTTTTTAATTCATTTGTAATTGTATCATTCGGATTATCATGAGTAATAATAAATAAAATATCATTCTTTTTTAGTAATTGTTCTGTATATATTAAATCTTCTATCATAGTTGTAATATGAACAGGTTTGATTGTTTTATATGAAATTGCCAAATACTTAACATATATTTTTGGTTTGCTTATATCTTTATTTTCAATAAGCATGTCTAATTGTTTATTATTTATCATGCTATGTAATTCTCCAGTACTAAAACCATGATAATCCTCAACATTATAGCCTTGTTTTGCAAGTAATTCTAGTATAGTGATTCTAGATTTATATACGATATTGTAAAATGAACTTGTGCTGGTTGAATTGTCTAAACTCATAATATTATATTATATTATAATGGGTTTAAATTATATTTATAATCAATTTTTATTTTAATTCATTTTAATTCTAAATTCAATATTTTTCCATATATTTGAATTATTGTCATCATCTTCTTATACTGTAAGTTCTTTTATGTATTACACATTAATTTTTATCTTTTATTTTTCGTGTCCATCTTTCGTTGTATGTATTAAAAAAATATACATAATTGGATTTATAAGTTAATTTTTTATTGTCTAAATACATATGAATTCTAATATTACTTTTATTGTATTCAGATCCAGCATGAATCAAATCTGAACGAAAAATAAAAATATCATTTTTCATTAATTCTATAGTTTCACGATTAATATTAGTTTTTTTTTCATTAATCATCCAATTAATACTTTCTGACCAAACATCAATTTTTGTATTATCTTGTAAAGAAATAATTATTACTAATGGTACATCTTCAATTTCATTCTTTAAAAGATTTATATAATTTTTTTCAGGTAAATAATCACAATGAGCTTGTTGTCTTTTACAATTTTCAAATGATTTTAATATAACAGAACGGTTAATATATAAATTATCTGATATTAAATTGTTATTTTTTAAAAAATAATATATGTCTTCTTTTAATTGTTTAACATATTTATTAGAAAATAATGTTGATTGGATTCTACGTTTATCGTTATTTTTATTATTAAATATATAACTAGCATTATCAAATGTTATTTGTTTTTCACAAATATCTTTTATATTTCTATGAATATTTATATTAAACTTAAAATAACCTTTTGAATGTAAATCTTTATAATAACTCATAATTATTATAAAAAAAATTTTTTAAATTGTTTACTTATTTTAATTCGAAATTCAATATTTTTTTACCTCCTCCTGAATTTCCTGAATTATCATCATCACTATTTCCATCATCATCTACGTTTTCACCTGTAATTTCTTTTATTTCTTTTTCTAGTTCGTTGTTTTTCTTTTTTGTTTCTTTATTAACAACATTATCTGGTTGAAGTATACTTCCGCCATCATATGTTATATTTGTTTCAGACACTTTTACCATGTTCTCTCCTATGTCACCAATATCCATCTTTATTTTCCCCCCTTGTTGTGAATGATTTTTTGCATAACGGTCAATATCATCCAACGTTGGACCATATTTTACTTCAGACTCGGGTATATCTGCAGGATTAATTAATTGTCCATCTGTTTTGTATCTTTCATATGCTGCTACATGTTCTCCATAATGTGAATCATGATATTTTTTAATATATTCTGTTTTAAATTTTTCAAATTCTTCATCTGTTATTTTTGGTGTAAAATCAACATCTGACGCATATGCAGGACTACCAGGCGCCCATGGAGGACTATCTGCTGCATATGCAGGACTTCCAGGCGCCCATGGAGGAGTTTCTTTAGAATATAATGTATCCTTGTTATCTTCCTCTGGCTCATCAAATTCATGTAAGTCATAATCTTCAACATTTTCAAAATAAATATCATCTTCTTTTTCAACACGAATATTTTGCCTGCTTACGGCATTTTGTCTATCTATATACCCATATTGAATTAATAAATCTCTAATTTCTTTTAATTTAAAATTAGAATCTTCCATATCTCTTGCATTAATTTTAAAATTATTTGAATAACTCATATTTTCTATTTGATTTATATTATCTTCTGTTATTAACCGTGTTTGAATTCCCATTACTTGTAATTCTTGGATCAATAATTTTAAACAATATGGTATTTTAACTAAACTAAATGTTCTTCCGTATTTGGTAACGTTATTTAATTTAATTTCATCAAATTTACCACGTGAAAATTTTGCACCATCAGCAAACAAACTTAATAATATATCTTTAGATTGATTATATGCAGCAAGTGTTCCTGTTTTATTACAAACTGCAATTTTATAATCATCTCCTCTTGTCATCATAGATTCTTTTAAAAATTTAGATGCACCATGTCCAATTACACCATCACGTTCCATTTCTCCTATTCTTAAACCACCATCATTTGCTCTACCAGATACAGGTTGTTTTGTTAATCCATCATTTCTACCTCTAGCTCTATAATTAATTTTGTCCTTTACCATGTGTTTTAATCTCATATAATATGTTGGACCTATAAATATACTTGTTTCTAATTGTTCTCCTGTATATCCGTTGTATAATATTTCATTACCTCTTGATTCATATCCTGCTTTTGAGAGTAATTTACTAAAAACATCCACATGGTCTACACCCTGAAACGCTGTACAATCTCCCGAATTTCCATAATAACAACCAACTTTACCTGTAATTGTTTCTACCAATTGCCCTATTGTCATACGGGATGGTAGTGCATGAGGATTAATAATTAAATCAGGCTTTATTCCATCTTCGGTAAAAGGCATATCTTCTTCTGGTATAATTAGTCCAATTGTACCTTTTTGTCCAGATCTACTAGCCATTTTATCTCCCATAGCAGGTATTCTCTCATCACGAACTCTTACCTTAGCTAATCTGAAGCCTTCTTCATCATCACTTATAAATGTTTTATCTACAAATCCTAATTGACCTCTTTTTGTCTTAACAGAAGAGTCAAAATATGTATTTACATTTTCTGCATCAACAGTTACTTTTCCAATTATTATTGTTTTCTCATTTATTTTTGTATTTTCTTTTATTAGACCACTGTCATTTAATTTTGTATAATCATAATCATATTTTTTTCTTTCAACATCCATTTTTTCTACATTTATAAATTTTGAATTTACATTATTACCTTTAACGAGTGATGATTCTTCTCTCGTTTCATACGTAGAATAGTATGTTGTTCTAAACAATCCTCTATGTACAGAACCTTCATTTATTAAAATAGCATCTTCTACATTATATCCTCCATAACATCCAATTGCAACAATAGTATTTGTGCCATAACAATTATCATCTCTATAATATTCCTGGTATTTTGTTTTTACAAGAGGACTTTGTCCATAATTTAAAACAATACCAGTTTTATCAACTCTATTTACAAAATTAGTACTATATACTGAAACGGCTTGTTTACTTTGGCCACAAGAAAATAGATTTCTTGGTAATGGATTTTTTTCAGGATATATTACTAGATTACCCATATAACCAAACATACATGATGGATGTATTTCTAAATGCGTACACCTTTTGTCTTTTTTCATTTTTTCGATATTTGTTGATATTAATAATGTGTTCATTTCTGCTGTATCAATATACTCAACAATTGATTTATGTTTATTTAATTCATCAATGTCTGATGTATATAATTCTTTTAAATCATAAAATTTATTACTAATAGTATTTACTTTTACCTTTTTATCATTAAATCCTGTTAATATATTGTCCCAATCTATTGCCTTTGTATTATTTATTTTTTTTCTAAACAACTCACAGTTTATACTTAAATTTTTCATTTCATCAACATAAAACATCGGTCTTGTAATTCTTCCACTATCAGTAAATAATTCAATTGAATTATCTATATAATTTACTGCAATACTTGTATAAATTGGGATTATACATAGTCTTCTGGAAAATTTAATAAAATTAGAAGTACTAATTAATTCATTTGTTATAGCAACCCATGAACCATTTATAAATATTTTTGTTTTGTTTTTAACATCAGATGGTTTTGTTTCACTTAATAATTTAATATTTAAATTTTCTCTTAACCAATCAAGAATTTTTTTATATGAATATCCATTTGTAATATAGCTAGTAATTGCAAGATGTTTATGTAATCCACAATTACCACCATCTGGAGTATCCACGGGGTCAATTAAACCATATTGAGAAGCGTGACATAAACGTGGTCCTACTACTTTTGCACTTGCATCTAATGGCAAATTAATCTTTCTAAGATGTGATATAAAAGAATGATATGAAAGCCTATTTAAATCTTGTATTACTCCTACACGAGATGTATTTGGTGTTGCACCCCATCTACCTTTATATGCCTTATTAATACCATTATCTACTATTTTATTTTTAAATATTTCATTATAACCCAACTTATATTTTTTTTTATCATCTTTTTCATCATCTTTTACAAATTCACTTGTAAATACTTGTGATACTAATTGATTTTCTGTTATAGTTAATACATTTGTTTCTGTATTAGTAAAATGATAATATAAATCATTTTCTATATTTACTTGAATATCTTTTTGTTGTAAATTATAGTATTCTTTGAATAAATCATAAATTAAGTTACCAGGTAATTCAACTCTTTTATATTTAAAGCTATCTCTATCTGTTGGAGGTATCATTCCAAGACTTGTTTTAAGTAAATTAAAAACCATATTACCAATAGAAAATGCTTTGTTCGTAAAATTCATTTCACCTATCTGAGGTAATAAATAATCACATAAAATATGATATGTGTATGGAATATTTTTAAATTTTAAATATTGAGATATATATTTTAGAGCACTTTCTTGTGTAAATATTGTTCCAGCATCATATACAGATGGTCTAAAGTATTTTATAAAATTCTTATTATTATCAATATCAATTAAACAGTATTCAATAATTTCTTTATCAGATATTACTCCTAACGCACGCATTAATATAAATAGAGGTATTGAATGTCGAACATTCGGAATTTCTACTACTATATTACCAAATTCCATTTTATCTGTATCTCTTATTATATGAATTTTCATAGTTCTTACAGGTTTTGAAGCATCTTCAGAAACCATTCTTATTATAGATGAATATGAATACTTATTATCATCCGCATTTTTTTTATTATAGACCATGTTATCTGAAAATTTTTCTTGTGGAACTATAATTTTCTCTTTTCCGTCAATTATAAAATATCCTCCATAATCATTTTTACATTCACCCATATTAAACTTCAATTCACGATTAACATGTTTTAATATACATTTATTAGAATGAAGCATTATTGGAAATCGTCCCATATAAATTTTTGGAATTGTTAACTCACCTTCTATTAACTCTGAACTTGTATTAATCATTTTATATTTAACCACTACATCATAGTGAACAGTAAATGCATATGTCATATTACGAAGTCTTGCTTCATTTGGATACATATAATGACTATGTCTTTCATCATATATTACGGGTTTTCCAAAATATACTTGTTTACCATTTAAACCACCAATATATAATTCTATCTTAAATTTAAAATCATCTAACCTTTCATCAAAATTCTTACTTATTTGTATTGGATTTTTTTCCGATATTATTTCAAATATTTCCTTATTAAAAAAACTATCATATGAATTTATATGATGTTGTGTTAAATAATATGGATTATTCAGAAAATACGATTCTAACGTTTTCCATCCTAATTTATCAAAATTCATGTATATAATATATAGAGCATTTTTTTAATTACTCTTTAAAATGTAATAAATAATTATATAATAACAATTTATTAATTTACATGATAAACATTCCACCGATTAAAATAAATAATAATACAAAAGGAAACAAAACTAAAAACCAAGATACTTTGGTATATCCTGATTTACATATTAAATCAAGCACCCATGTCCAGAATAATATATAAACTGACTTGAGTACAAATATAAATATGGTACTGGATACATTACATTCATATTCTCCTACACAATATGTATCTGTATTACCGTAATTTTGAAACATCATCATTACTAATGCAATAAATGACATTACAAAATATAATGCTGCTGGCGAGCATAAATCTTTAATTGACTTTGGAATAGGGGTAGCCATTATGTATTAATTAAATATTTTTTTTTAGGCAGATGAATTAGGATTTTGACCACGTGTTGGATTAGGATCTTTAGGTTGGGGATAACCACCTAATGTTGCACTTTGTTTCTCTCCTAAATAATATGTATTATCTATCATATTTCTTATTTCTCTAAAAAATCCACCCTTTTGTTTTTTACTTTTACGCATACGTTTCTTTAATTTTCGTCTTCTGCTTTTTCCTCCCTTAAAAAAAGGTGGAAATTTACCACCCATATTACACCCACACTTTCTTCTAGATTTATTTAAATTACCACCTCTCATACTCTTTCTTCTTCTAGTTTTTGTTCTTGTTTTTTTTAAACTTCTTCTAGTTTTCACCATATATATTATGCTAATATTTTATTCAATATCAACATGTGTTAAAAAGTGTCTTCTACAACACATCTTATTCAAATTTAAATTATCTAATACAATCCCTTCGGGATTTTTTTGAGTATGTTCCTTTGTTAAATATACTTCATTATTTGCATCAATACCCTTTTCTATTTTCATTTGTGAAACTTGTCTCTTATAGTATTCATACTTATCAGCAATTACTTCGCCACATGTAAAACATTTTACAGGAATAATCATTTTGTTATATATTATATTATAATTAAAACTTTAATCAATTTTAATTGTAATTAATAATTATTTAAATAATTATGCAACATTACGTCATCTGAATTATTATTTACATAACCAGATAATATTGCTGATTCATACATAGTTTTTAATACATCATTTGGTGTAGTAGACCCAATTCTTATTAAATTATGTTCTCTTAAATATTTTTTTATTTTTGAGATTTCTTCATTCTCAATTTTCTTTTTTTCATCCATAACTTTCTTTTTTGTATGTGTACTTTTAATTAAAACAGAAATAGAATTATTCTTTTTTGATTTACCTAACTTATATTTTCTTTTTAATGTTTTTTTAGTTATAAACCCACCTCTTTTTTCACGTAATTTATCCAATTTGGTTTCCCTTACTGTTGGAATACTATTATTTATATTTATCATCGGTTTCGTAAAATTACTTTCACTTGGTTCCGACTTTTCCTTCTGTATTTCCTTTATTTCACTTTCAAAATCATCATCATCGTCCTCATCATCTGTACTAAAGTTTAATTTTTTCTGAGTATGTGTTTTCCATTGTCTAAATGTTGGTTGAGAACCATTTTTTAAACATCCATATGGTGGTGCTGGTGGAAGAATTGTAGATACTTTATTAAAATTATTATTATCAATACTAATATTATTACTAAAATCATCTGGTAATTTTAAACTTACTTCTATATTTTCATGATCAAATTCATTATTTCCTACCCTTCTTTTACCTTTAAGTGTTCTATTTCTTCGTTTTCGTTTAGATTTTGTTCCACCCCTCTTTTCTTTTTCCACTAAATCCGATAAATAATTCATCGATTCTTTGAAATTAGAAGAAAATTTCTCTATATTATCAGGCTTTTCTTGAGTTTGTGGTTGTATTTTATCCAACGGTTGTTCTATTTCGTTAGTTTCTCTATGTTCTTTAATTTTATTCAGTAAATTTTTTCTTAATTGAGTGGGATTTACAAAATTAAATCTTTTATCTTTTTTCTTTAAAGTTTTTGCTTTATCTTTTTTTTTACCTTTACCTGACATACTAAATAATTCAGGATTAATTGATATTGTTTTTCGAGAACTCATAAAATATATATTTAATTTATTATATTTTAATGCATAAAACTAATTAATTGTTAAAAACATATAAAAATTGATTTATAATTTAAAGTATTCATGTATCATAAAAATATGGATTGTTTAATGACGAATCGTACAGATATTAATCAAGAAACCACATATGGAAGTGAAACTCCATGGGATTTTATTGAAAATTATTTCGGTGGAAAATATCTAGAATTACTTGTTAGACATCAATTAGAATCTTATAATACATTTGTCGAATATGAAATACAAAAAACAATAGAAATGTTTAATCCTGTTTGTATTAAATCAGAGAATGATTATGATGAGAAAACAAAAAAATATGCATTAGAAATTTCAATAAATTTTGAAAATTTCCAATTATATCGTCCTCAAATTCACGAAAATAATGGTGCTACTAAATTAATGTTTCCACAAGAAGCAAGACTTCGTAATTTCACATATGCATCTCCTATGACTGTGGATATTAATATTCAATATATTACAAGAACCGGTCCAAATTTAGAAAATGTTGAAACTAGTAGCAAAGTTATTTCACAAATACATATTGGAAAATTACCAATTATGTTAAGATCTTCTATTTGTGTTTTGAACCAATATAAGCATATGAATTCAGGCATAACAGGTGAATGCAAATATGATGCTGGAGGATATTTTATTATTAATGGTTCTGAAAAAACTGTATTAGGACAAGAAAGAGCTGCTGAAAATAAAGTATATTGTTTCAACGTATCCAAAAATAATACAAAATGGTCATATATGGCTGAAATAAAATCTGTCCCAGATTTTAAATGTATATCACCTAAGCAAATTAACGTAATGATTTCTAGTAAAAATAATGGTTTTGGTAATAGTATTTATATTCAAATTCCACGAATTAAAAACCCTATCCCTATAGTTGTTTTGTTCAGAGCACTCAATATTAATAGTGATAAGGATATATGTAATAAAATAATTTTAGATATTAATAACCCTAATTATAAAGATATATTGGTATTCCTGCAAGCATCTATTGTTGATGCTGAAACAAATAATGTCACAAGTTATGATGCAGCAATTGAATATATTACAACAAATGTTATGTTTACTCCTATAAATATGACAAAAGAGCAAGGTTATAATAAAAAGCGTGATTTTGCGATTGATGTTTTAAAAAATGATTTATTTCCGCACTGTAGAACCGATACACAAAAAATTTATTTCTTAGGATATATGGTTAATAAAGTTATTAGAGCCCGCCTTAATATGATTGAACAAGATGACCGTGATTCATATCTAAATAAACGTATCGACCTTACTGGTACTTTGTTAAATAATCTGTTTAGAAATTATTTCAATAAAGTTGTAAAGGATTTACAAAAACAGACAATCAAAGAAATTAATAATGGTTCATGGAGATCAACAAATGATTATATGAATATTATTAACAAAACAAATATATATAAAATTATTAAATCAACTACTATTGAAAACGGCATTAAACGTGCATTATCAACAGGAGATTTTGGTATTAAACATTCTACTAATAATAGTAAAGTAGGAGTAGCACAAGTATTGAACCGATTAACCTATGCGTCAAGTTTAAGTCATTCACGAAGAATTAGTACTCCAATCGATAAAAGTGGTAAATTAGTTCCTCCTAGATTACTACATAACACATCATGGGGATTTCTTTGCCCTGTAGAAACTCCAGAAGGCCAATCTGTAGGTGTTGTAAAAAATTTAAGTTATATGACACATATAACAATATCATCCGAAAGTGAAACTATTTATGACGTATTAGATGATATTATCAAGGTTGATAACAATATTACTTCTAAAGACCTAGATAATAAAGTAAAAATATTTGTAAATGGTTGTTGGATAGGAATTACGGATAACCCTAAAGAATTATATGATAGCTTGAAAATTAAAAAATATAAGGGAATTATTAATATATATACTTCTATTGTATTTAACTACAAAGCGATGGAAATTAGAATATGTAATGATGCCGGAAGATTAACTAGACCACTTCTTAAGGTTAGAAATAATAAATTAATATTAAAGAATGATGTTATTGAAAAGGTAAAAAATAAAAATATTAAATGGAACGAATTGCTAACGGATATTGTTCTGGATGAATCAATAATTGAATATGTTGACCCAGATGAACAAAACGCATCTATGGTAGCTATGTATCCTAAAGATTTATCTCATAATGACCCTAATTTAGTTAAGCGTTATACTCACAGCGAAATTCATCCTAGTACTATGTTTGGTATTCTTGCATCTTGTATTCCATTTCCTGATCATAATCAATCTCCTAGAAATTGTTATCAATGTGCACAATGTAAGCAAGCTATGGGAGTTTATGCTACTAATTTTGATATAAGAATGGATAAAACTGCATATATTTTAAATTATCCTATGAGACCACTAGTAGATACTAGATTAATGAACATAATTAAAGTTAATAATATTCCTTCTGGCTGTCAAGTTATTGTTGCAATTATGACACATACTGGATATAATCAAGAAGATAGTATTCTATTTAATAAAGGAGCTGTTGATAGAGGACTATTTCAAGCAACTATTTATCATACAGAAAAGGATGAAGATAAAAAAGTACATGGAGATGAAGAAATTCGATGTAAGCCTGATAAATCTAAGACTAAGGGTATGAAATTTGGAAATTACAATAAAATTAATAATCAAGGTGTTATTCCTGAAAATACCTTGGTTGAAAATAGAGATATTATTATTGCAAAAGTTGTTACTATTAAAGAAAACAAAAATGACCATACTAAATTAATCAAATATGAAGATTGCAGTAAAAGTTTTAGAACTAATGAAGAATCATATATTGATAAAAATTATATTGATAGAAACGGAGATGGTTATAATTTTGCAAAAGTGAGAACAAGAGCTGTAAGAAAACCGGTTATGGGTGATAAATTTTCTAGTCGTCATGGACAAAAAGGAACTGTTGGCTTAATTATACCTGAAGAAGATATGCCATTTACTGAATCAGGTGTCAAACCAGATATTATTATTAATCCACATGCAATTCCATCTAGAATGACAATTGGTCATTTAAAAGAAACATTATTGGGTAAAGTATTACTTGAACTAGGATTATTTGGTGATGGAACCAGTTTTGGAGATACGGATATTGACTTCATTTCAAAAGAGCTTCAGAAAACAGGGTTTGAAGCACACGGAAATGAAATTTTATATGATGGAAATACTGGAAAACAATTAGAAACGAGTATATTTATTGGACCTGTATTTTATCAGAGACTAAAACATATGGTGGCCGATAAGCAACATAGTAGATCTATTGGACCTATGGTTAATTTAACTCGCCAACCTGCAGAAGGTAGATCTAGAGATGGTGGATTGCGTTTTGGAGAAATGGAAAGAGATTGTATGGTTAGTCATGGTGCAGCAAGATTTACAAGAGGAAGATTATACGATGCATCTGATAAATTTCAGATACACGTATGTAAGAAATGTGGTATGACGTCATCTGTTAATAATAAACTTCATGTTCATTTGTGTAAAATGTGTGATAATAGAACCGATTTTGCATATGTTCAATTACCTTACAGTTGTAAATTGTTATTCCAAGAATTATTGGCGATGAATGTTGCTCCGAGAATGGTTGTCAATTAATTATTAATAATTATAATATTTATTATGTAATTATAATTATTTTTTATTGATATAATAGTCTATGAATATACCTCCTGGAAAATATTATTGGGATAAAGAAGAAACTATTAATGAAAAAGATATTACTATTCATAATATGAAACATTTACTATGTGGAACAGGTACATATTGGATAAGTTATAGATTAGGTGATACTATTGGTGGTAAGTATAATAAAAATTTTGAAACTATTGAACAAAAATGGCCTGGTTCAATTAAAGATAAATATATGAAATTAACAAATAATAAGGCTAATAATTATGATGTATTATTTAATATTATTAAAGAATATCCTTTTTTCAAATTTGATACAACTAATTTACTTATAATAGGAATTCGTATTGGTGATGTACTGGGTACAGTAACATTAGATAAATATATAAAACCAGTTAATTTTTATAAAGATTTAGATTTAACAGAACATTTAAATAAAACTGTTATTATATGCTGTGGTAGTCATTATAATAGCAATACTCCAAAAACACTAGGTTATGTTAATGATTTATATAAAATTATGAAAGAAAAAGGGTTTGAAAATGTTTTTATTAGAGGTGGAAATAGTCCAGACGACGATTTAACTTTAATGTGTGGTGCTGATAATTTAATTACTGGTTTAGGTGGATATCATAAAATGATTAGAACTATTGTTATGAACCATACCAAAAAGAATGTTATTGGATAATTATTTTAATTAATCTTCTTCCGATTCTTCTGCTTCTTCCTTCCTTCTTTTTTCATCTTGTTCTCGGTAAAATGATGGATCGCCCATTCGTTCAGGAGGTGTTTCTGGTACCACACTAGGTGAATTAGAATTTCTAGTAACTAATGGAGATGCGGGAGCAATTGGTTCTATATAACTCCCATCTGGATTAAGACCAATACTATCTATTCCTCTTCTGGGGGATTGAAGACGTGATGGATTAGGATCATTTTCAAAACTATCTGATCTTTCACGAACTGTTCCACGGCGTAATGAACTTAATGTATTCTGTGCTCTATTTAATTCATTTAATCTTCTTCTTGCTGGGGGCTGAGGTAGTAGATCACCATTATCATTTACTATACGAAGTCTTCTTCTACTAGGTTGATTTAAATTAACTATTTCACCGATATCCCCATTATCATTATCATCACTAACATCACTAACACCAGTAGAACTACCAGGAGGAGAATAAGGAGGACTAACAGGTGAATAAGGAGGACTGTGTATACTGGCCTCTTCTTCAGAATCACTATCATCCCTCAAAGAAGCAAGAGCTTGTGCAGAAGGAGAAAGGAATGGTGCATTAGAAGAAGACACCTCTGGAAATAATCCAGGAAATGGATTAGGTAAACCTCGTTCTAATTGACGTGATAATTGTGCACTTCTTGGAACACGTAATGGCGAATTAGTTGGAGACTCCTCTATTGTTTCTTGAGAAATATTTTGTGGAGGATGTGGAGCAAAATTACGAACTACATCCATAATATCTTCATCTTGATCTTCAAGAAAACTATTTTCCATACTATTTGTTAATGACATACTTTGCTCTAAACTTAATGGTGAGTCACCTGTATCCATATCTCCAATAATACGTCCGACAGGTAATAACATATCAAAATCTTCGGTATCAAATACTTCAAAATTAAGAAAATCTTCTGGCTTTATATTATCATTCGATAAACCACTAACATTTTTACAGGCTTCTATTGCTTGTGCTCTAGTAACTAATTGCATTCTAAAATCATGATCTTCATCGGGCGTGTCCATCAAATTATTTAAGTCTGAATTTTCTAATATCTTGTGTGAATTTTTTAATACCTTAGGTTTATCTAAAGATATTTGTTCTATTACTCTTAAACTTCCATCACTTTTTTGTGTTACACGTTTTTCGCCTATTAATATACTAATACTAGAATCTTCACCTATTTTAAAATTAATATGATATATCCATTGACCTTTATTTGGATGAAAGTTATCATATGTTCCATCTTCTATCTCTGCATAGCCATTTAAATTACTAAATACACTAATAATTTTACCACAAACAGTTTGTTCTATACCTTCTGCATTTTCTAAAATGAATATTACATATTTATGAGTATATTGATTTTCCCAAAATATACTAAAACTTTTAGGGATGTGGTCTAAAGAAATTAAAGCATTAATTTCTGTATTTTTGCCCTGATTATACTGAAAATCAATAGGTAAAATACCATCTGTATTATTTTCTGAAAAAATATAACCAAAATCATCATATCTATACTCAAAAGGATTTTCATTTTCTTCTCTGTCCTCAAATTTACCTTCTAGAAGTTGGTCAATATTATGTTTTAAAATTTTTGTTTCTTTTTCAATATCGCCTCTCTCTTGCACAGTCATTTTCAATAATTCTTCAGTTGGTATACTCTCCCATGAAGCTATGTCTTTTAATCTCACTTCTTCCATATATGATTGATGTTCATCACCGTCATCTTTACGTTCAAATTCATATTTTTGTAAAATATAGTCTTCTAATTTATTTATATCCTCACGGCCTCTATTTCCTTGCCCAGATACAGTATCAAATATTTCATCTCCATTTCTATTAAATATTGCTTCATAAGATAATGAGTTATAAGGTATTAATTCATATATAATTGTTTCTGGTGCCTGTCCATGTGTACCACTTATAGTAGAAGGATCAGAATAAAGACCACCTGACCTAGTTATATCAATAATATTGTTATCTGTTGGTTGCATTCGTGGTCTTAAAATAAATATTTTACTTTTGTCTATTGTGTATAATTGCAAAGCACTTTCTGCATCTATTAATTTTTTTCCGCTACTTAATTGAAGTTGAAAAAATCTACGGTTTCCATGAGTTCCTCCCTTTCCGACATTTAAGTTTGCCATATGTAAATATGGCCCTCCTAATATATCTGAACCATGATTTATTCCTACACTTTTTTTTACTTTTTCTGGTTTAAATGAAGTATCTGTTAAACGTGTATGATATATTTGAGTAAATTCAGAAGAATCATCGTTTATAACCCAATTAGTAAATATTGCATTTGGATCTTTAAGATAATATTTTAATGTATCTAAAGTCATCGCATGAAAAAACATTTTATTTGTCAAATTTCCATTTATATCTCGTATAACGGATGTATCTGCGAAAATAATATGAGGAATATTAGACCTTAAATTACTTAAGTACATATCATCCATGATATTTTCTTCATCATAATAATCAATAGGACTACTTCCTTCATACATATTATCGTATAATGGTATTATTTTTTCTAATATTTCTTTACGTTCTTCTTTATTCGTTTCCATGTATATATTAATTTAGGATTTTATTATTATTTTTAGTTTATAAAATATTATATTATATATATATAATGCCTAAACCAATAGCGCTAGTCAATAATACAAATGCAACTTCTAGAAATAGAAAGGTTGTAACTATGGTATGGAATACAGACAAAGTTGAAAATAAGCATAAAACTACATTTAGACATGCTATGAACGCTGGTGATCCATTAACACGTGTTAATTATTCATGTGGAGGACCAAACCCCTTATCAAATTTACCTTCAGTTAAACAAAATGTATCATTATTTAGAGGAGGTATTAAATCTTTTTGTGATGCAAGCAACGTTCCAGCATCATCATGTAACGTAAAATATGTATATGATTCTTCTAATGTTACACGTTTTAGAAAAGAAGTAGCAATTAACAAAAGTTATAATGATACTTCGTTTGGTGGTGCAAATAATGGGTCATATAGTTTTATTAAACACGCACGTATGTAAATTTTAGTTTTTTATATAAATATATTATATAATGAACAAGTATCTTGTTGAGTTTTTAGGAACTTTATTCTTCATTTACGTTATTTTGGCTAGTGGAAGTCCTTTAGCAATTGCTGCTGCATTTTTACTTACTATTATGGTTATTGGTCCCATTAGTGGAGGACACATCAACCCTGCCGTAACCGTTGCAATGGTACAAGCAGGCAAACTTCCTCAAGGAGAAATGTTACCTTATGTTGCATCACAACTTGCAGGTGGATTAGCTGCTTTACAAATTGTCCAACGTATTTAAATTAAAATTAATTAAATAATAAATTTAATATTTAATTAATCATCTTTCATCGCTTCTTCAAGTGGCAAAAAAATATTTGTTTCTTCTATATAATAAATAATTGCCGCCCATAAAAAAGTACATGCATTTTCAAATTTTTGTATTGTCATATATAATTTATCTTCATAATTTTTTTTAAGCTTTTTTACCAATATTATATACTAAATATAAACCTAATACCGATACAGCTGCAATATAAAATTGTAAAAATATATCATCATCATTATTCATATTAGTAAATGTTTCTCTACACCGCTCTCCTGTTTCTGGATTTCGTTTTCCTGGAAATAAACATGCGTCCATCGACCTAACATCAATTGTTGCTACATGTTTTGTTTCGTTTCTAATTATATCCTTATTATCTCTTGTTGGCATACTAATTGGAATGCACTCTGGTTTGCCACTTGTTTTTAATGCTCTCCAAAATCTAGCAGGATTAACAGCTTCTAAATTTTGCATTGCACCTGGTATTTGACCTTTAAATGTACTAAAATTTACTCCCATACCTGAAGATACAAATGGAATTGAACCTCTAGGTACATGACTTATATATGTATATCTATCAACTTGTGTTGGTTTTCCATCCTCATCATATGCACCTCTCTTTAAACAGTTTGTATTTGTAGATAAAAAAAATTTATTTCCTAGTGGTTTTCCTGGTATAGATGCTCTTCCACCACCAGATACCATTAATTTAACATATTCTATTAAACCTCCTATGTCTCTTGCTGTTACACTTAAAGAACCACGATCAGACATACCCATTTCCTTTGGAGTTTTTATTTTTTTCCAATATTCATATGTTGGGCCCAATAATTTTTCTTCGGTTTTTTTAAATTCGGCTTCTAGTTCTTCCATATTTTTTTCTTTTTCTGATTTAGTCATATAATATACTAATATATATTATATGATTATATTATCCTATTCATTTTTATAACTTTGGTATTCTTTTCTCATTTCCTTGAAATTTCTTTGCATATCAGTCATTTCACTCTCAATACTACTAACTTTACTATTAACATAATCAACAGTAGGTGCACCATTTATAGTTTGTTTCATATCAGCTAAATTTATTTTATTACTTTCTACTTTAGTTTTTAATATATCAACGCTATCTTTGATCTCATCTTGTCCCTCATTTTGTGCGCTAATATTTTCTAATTGTGATTCCACAGTTACAAATCTTTGCTCATTATTACTTGCAAATTTCTTTATCGTATTTTCTATTTTATTAAGTCTCTCGTCATTTTGCTGTGAAATAATTTTAGCCTTTGTTGTATCTTCAACTATTGATTTATCTACCGATTTATCTGGAGCAGCAGGGGAGGGAGTGGGTTTCTCAGCAGCAGGGGGGGGAGTGGTTTTCTCAGCGCTGGAGAAAGGTCCGCCCTTCTTGTTCATTAATCCTTCTATTTTTTTTTCAAAACCGAGAAATCTATATATTTCCCGAAAAATAGGATATAATATAATAAAGGCAAATAATGGAACTAATACTTCAATAATATTCATATATAATATTTGAATATTTTTCTTTTCTATAAATATATATAATGTCAAGGATTACTGTATTTCAAGGATTTTTTAACCAGCCACAAATTAAATGGAAAACAGACACACCTCTAAATAAAACTGGGTTTGTTAATTCTAACGCTCCATCAAATATCAGACCTCTATATGACTCTGAAGATCGAAGTGCTGCTCCTCATAAACCTCGTCCTCTCCGTATTTATAGAAGAGGAAGAAGTGTTAGACAAGTTGCTTCTTCTAAAGCAACTATGAGAGAAAGTTTAGAGAACCCAGGAACATATATTACAAATAACACTAAAACTGCAGCTGAATTATGTGCAGACTATAACGGTAGTAATTTAGTAAATGAATATGGAAGTAAAATTAACACATCTAATAACCCCGAAAGTAGTAACGAATGTTGTAGCCAGGCAAACTTCGCAAGAAAAAAACTAAGAAACCCTAAATTTAATTTACAAAAATCATATCATACTAGACATGAAGAATTGAGAAAAGCAAGAGGAGCAGTAAATAAAACCAACTTATATTATTCCAATTGTTCTGATGATAAATGCTTAGATGTTGATACTCCTACTAACGCTAAATATCACGTTAACGGTGCTGTAACATCTAGTGCTCGTTTAGATAGATTAAAATTAGAAGCTGTTGAAAAAACACAAACACGTTATGTTGGTGATTATAAAGAACCATATAACCAAAAAACAAAGACAGAAAGTTTTAATTGTACCTCAACCAAAATGTGTACTAGAAATACACGATTTAGAAAAATATAATTTATATTATTAAATTAATATCATTTAATAATATATATGAGAACACATAAAAATAGATCAATTAAGAGACGAAAAACAAAAACTAAGTTACCAAAATTAAGAAAAATAGATAAGTCTATGAAAAAATTTCATTATAAGATAAAAGACCCATTTAGTAAAAGAAAATTGGCTATTCATGATGGGGTTAAAATGGAGGCAAAGAAAAAGAACGGTTCATTAAAAAAGGCTGCGGTAGCAAAAAAAGGTAGGTTTAATATACTTAGAATTTATAGAAGATATAAGAAAGTAGATGAATGCAAGACAATTACAAAAGATATGAAATATATGGATAAAAAATATGGATTAAACAGTACAAAAGATATTTGTGGTAAAAAATAAATTCATATATATATATGAAAAATGAATGTTACATTTTTGGATATGGATCATTAGTTAATAGTGAAAGTAGAAAGAAAAGCATAAAAATAAATAAAAATAATATTATACCTGCTGTTATAAATAAAAATTTTGGATATGTAAGAACTACAAAATTTCCTTCAATGGGAATAATAAAAGTAAAACAGAACAAAAAAGGTATTAATGGATTACTTTTTAAAATTGATAATACTGATTTAGAATCTTTTGATAGAAGAGAAAAAAGTTATAATCGTATTAGTGTTCCTAGTAAATATATATCTATTATTGGAGATATGTATTTTGATAATTCTTTACCTGTATATATATATAAACCTAAAGTTGGATTTGGAATAAAATCA